GGTAGTGTCTGCAATCACATCCGTAATTTTACGGGTAAGGCGTTTAGCGGCCATTTTGTTTCCTTCGTTACCCGTACAATACGGGATTGGTTAAAAATGCCAGAAGCACTATGCTTCCAACAGTTGTTATTATAGTACCAAAATCATTACAAGTCAAGTACTACAAAAGTATTACATTTGCAGATTGTCTAAGTATTGCTTGAGATTGCCCGCGTGTAACTGTAACATCACAGCGTCCTGTTCACCGAATACCAGGATCCATCCATCACGCAAATAGTAAGGTTCATGAAACAGTCGTTCTAACTGTAACATCTGCTTACCAGTTATGTCTGAGTCTAGTTCAATTTTGTGTGAAGTGAACTTGCTGATCTTAGTGAAGTAACTGTAGCCAGGCCAAGTTAATCTAAGACTGTTTTTGTTTAGGGGGTTACGCCACCAATGCTTAACAACATCGCCCATTATTTCTGGCGTAAGGCCTGCGGCGGCTATGGCCTTGTTGGTCCACTCTTGTTGTGGATTAGGGGTAGATTTGGTCACCTTGCTTTAACAGCACAACAGTGAATTTGTCTGTCTTGAAAAGTGTATTAAGTTTCTTTGCTAGGTTGATAGCATGACCTGGGTTGGAGAACGAACACTTTTTATATTTTGGTCCTGGATATGAGACCAAAATATTATGTGTCTTTAAGTTGACAGGTTGATTGTCGTAGAATACCGCCCAGATGCCTTCGCTGGATAATACTTGATCGCTTTTGTAATTGGTCTTGTTTACGTGTTCTAACAGAACTGTTGGCTTAGGTCTTGACATCTCAATATTCCTTGATACTATTATTTATCATCAAAAACTGCGTAGTTTACTTAAAACTACCTCCGTCCATACTAATTTGGACAATTTCCTCTTGGGACTTGTTAGAGGCAAGTTCTGCGATATTGGTCAACATAGCGTAGATGTCATTGTGCAGGCTTCGTGCTTCTTCTGCACTCAATACCAACTGCTTGCCATTTGTTTGATTCATTTGTTTAACCTTGTCGTTAAACTTGCGAATGGTTAATGATAGTGATTCCATTAGGACTTTAACTCTTTGAGTTTAGCAGATACCTGTTCCTTGGTAGTGTAAGGACCGTGGTATTCGTATCTGTTGATAGTGATGTTCTTGGGACAGTATTCGCTGATCCATGCGTTGTTGAATTTGATTGCATAGTATCCAGCACAGAACAGGCTCTTGCTCTTGGGCTCCTTACTATAGATAGGCAATCCTCTCTTGACGTCCCATACTTGATTATGTGGCTTACCCACACAAGGATACCCGTAACATTCATGTCCGGGTTTGGCTTTAACAGGCTTTGTGTTGTCAAAGGTGATATTGTATTTCTTACTCAACAACTTGATACTGGGAAATTGTTCACGCTCATTGTCGTGTACGTATGCGTATCCGCCGCCTTCTTCGATTGCCTGGATGGTGGCAATTTTTGTCCCCTCGGATTCTACGATCCAATATTTGTTTTTAACAATGGGTTTGGCCACAATAGTCATCATTTGGATTCTTTCTTTAAACAGGTCATAGTAATAATTTTTCCAATCTCAGACCCCAAGTCTTTATCCTCAGTGACAATATGTAGATCGGGCCTCACGCCATAATTGCGTTGTGCCACGCTTACAATAAATCCACCTGCGGCAGGCGTGATGCGGATATCAATGCCTTCATCAAATTCATGTTGAGTGCCAACGGAATATGTTCCACCTAGTGTTACTCCGGGCATACCTGCGTACCCGCCAGCAATGGCACCGAGTTGGTTTGCTACACTTGATTTTGCCTGAGTGCTCATAGTCTAATCAACTCCATAGCAACAATTTGTCCGATGCGATGTGCAATATCAGACTCTGACTCGGCAATAACATAAGTCTTGGTATTGCTTTCATCCTTGCGTCGATCATATACTCGCATCTGCACAATGGTTCCACCTTCTGCTGGCATAACAGTAAAACGCATACCTTCAATATCGGCTTCGTCGCGTTCGCGGACACTTGCCATTTTTGCTATTGCGTCTCGTTCCGGTGGGAACAAGAATCTTGTCATTTTAGTTCGTAACCAATTGATCATTTGTTTTCTTCCTCTGTTAATGCTACGATCACTTTGAGTTTGTCGTAGGCTTCGTTAATTGTGTTCATGGCATCTGCAACCGCAGGATGCTTTTCTGCCAACTTCTTGATGTTTTCTTCCTCAGCCATTTTCTTCTGTGCCCATACGATAGCAGAGTATGCGGCTCCGTTCATCGAAACAGTTGAGTAGGCCCCGCCTAAACTGATCCACCCACTCCCGTCGTATACCTGCATGTCGCTTCCGTTAATGCGTAGCATACCCTGCATGGGATTATTTGGATTCTGGCTAATGTACGGGTAACTGGCAGATCCTCCAACAACTTCCATGCCGTTGCCGCTTATAATACTTTTGATCATACTACTAAGAAATATGCTATTGCAAGATAAGTGAGTTGATGCACCATTTGATCCAGTCCGAGGTGATTCCAAAATGCAGGAGTGCGGATATCTCTATTACCCCAGTTCATCTTAGCCCAGTCTGTGTGGTAGTGTATGATACCATCAAACCATGCTAGAGCAAGTGCAAAGATCCAATACTCTACGCCCACCACAAGTGCCACAGCAATATAGGTACCTAGTGCTTGTTTAAGGCTGTGCTTAACACCCAACCAGTGCAAGTAAATGCCCTTGTGGTTAACTTCTTCCATGTCTTGATCAACAAAGTCTATATACCAGTGTTTGATCTGTAACAGGATTAACAGTAAAAATACGGCTTCAATCATAGTTTGAACCTTTCTTTGATTGCTCGGGTTGCATGATATAGTGTGCTTTCTACAACATCTAAATCATGGGTGGTAAGTGCAGAATGTCTGCTGGTATTATTAACGGCATCAATACATGCGCCAATTACTTGTTCCACAAAAAACTCAATTTCTTTATCAGTAACTGTTGGGTCAGCAGGTTCAATAGCAAGTCCACACTCTTCAGCGATCTTCGCCAGTTCCGGATTCGTGAATTTTACTGATTGCATGTGTTAAAATTTCTTCTACAAATTGGTTTAGTGTAACATCTCGCTCGTGTGCCATTTTCATTAGTTTAAACAATTCTGCATCACTTAAATCAATTGGTACACTAACTTTAGTGTCGTAGTCTTCGTAGTTAAGGATAGCAGTCATTTTGTCAAGAAAATCTTCTTCAACTTCTAGGTCAGTGTATGTGACACCTTCCCATGCTTCCTTGGCACTAACATTACGCTTTGCGGCTTCTGCGTTGTGTGCATCCTTGTGGTCTGGATTAAACAAGCGATAGGCACGTTTGCGATCATAGTCGTATGCAGTTGCTTGATATACAGTTTGATCACGTTGATCAAACACAATATGGGCACTTGGGCTTTCAAAGTCCCCTACTTGGATATCCAGCGAATACGCATGGTCGCCATAGCAGTCCCAGCCGTAAATGTTACCTTCTGTAACGCGGTAGTTGCCTGCTTCTAAAAAGTCTTTAAGAGTGATCATTTTTAAGTGCCTTAAATGTTTGCTCATGTTGTTGGCTAATGTAGAACTGTGCTACTCTGATCATACATTCAGCATGTTCTACGCTTGTTGGAATCACAACCTTGTCCCCACGCTCAATTTCTTCTAGTAGAATAAGACGTTCCCAATCGGTATGCGGTATCATTGTCATTTTACGTTCCTTAAAATACTAGCAGTTGCTTCTGGTGCAGGATATTGCTTAGAAAGATAATCAACATAACCTTGCAGGTTATCGCCGATACGCTTCAAATCATACTTGCCACAGAACTTGAGAAACTTGGTGCCAATTTGTGGTACATCTTTTGGTACGCTGTTGGTAACAATAGTTTCAGTAATCCATGCCTTAACATGTTCAGGTTGTGCAGTCAAGTCGACTAGTGTGACGTTGCGGTTGTAGTCATCGAGCACCTTGTGTTCGACTTCATTATGGTCAACCCAACGTTGCAACATTAGATTGTTCCACGCAAAGCCTTTGCTATCTTTGTCAGCAAACGCTTCTTGGAGCCCGATTTTGTTCTTTGTGCCCTTCGTGCGGACGCCTGGGTACGCACTGAAGACGTTGTCGCTAGGGTCTCCCCGCATACATTTCTCGAATAGGATCCACTTCGGGTCCGGAATCGTTTTGGGTTCTTTAGTTTTCTTATCTTTGACTGGGAGACCCTTTTTGTCGAAGATACCTTTAAGGGTGTGTAGTTCATCTGCAATACCATTATATTGTGTTACATTTTCTGCAAGCAATTGGTGGAAGTCGCTGTCGCTTGACACAATCACATGTTCATCGTGAGGGTGTGCTTGAATCCATCCTGCCACCAAGTCATCCGCTTCCAAGTTTTCGTGCCGGAGAACAGTACAATTGGACTTTTCGTAGAGGAACGTTTTGAGTTCATCAAAAGCCTCCCAAAACAGTTTGTCTTCTTCTGCTTCTGTTTCTGTGAGTGCGGCACGTGCGACTGCACGGTTTTTC